ATGATTTGTTAATCTAATAAGTTGCTCTATTTCTGAGAACTCATTGTAGATTGCTTTCTGCAAATCAGCTATATCAGTAAGGTCAGATTGGCCAATACCTCTTTTGTGCGATTTGGCATTGTACAAGATAACTGCTGGAATCTTACCAATCTGATTATCGGCAGTATCTATTAAAGTTGGTTCTGATCCATCTTCTCTTACATAAACAGTATCTATTCTGTCAGAAAACCATATTCTATAATATGTGCCACCACTTCTATCAACTTCTTCTCGCACTTTTAAATAATCCAAAGAGTATTTTCCATTAACCTCTCTTTTGTAATTCCAGTCTAATATATTTTCAGGAGTTACAATAGAAAGATAAGGTCTTATATCTTGTTGCAATTCTTCAGCTTTTGTATTTGTAGTAATTTTAGGTTTGTCCAAAATTAAAAAACAATGTCCATATATTGCTGAATAATTTTGTGCCTGTTTTATAACACTTGTAAAACTATTTCCTTCTAAGTCAGCATCTTTCATAAAAGATTCTAAACTAGATTCATCTGCCATATCTCCAAAATCTCTTGAAGCTTTTACTCTAAATAAAAATGATGAATAAATTTGAATAATATTTTTACAATGGTTATCGCAAGGAGTGTTTAAAAGTCTTTGATTAAATTCATTGTCAAGTTCTAAATTATATCTATTTAAGTATTGACCTACCTGATAATCATAGCCGCCATTATACGATCTAATATAATATTCCCAATTCGTTATTGCTTCTTTAAAATCTTTATGAGTATCTATTATTTGATCTTTGCTGTATGCCATATTGCCTTTGTTTAATATTCCATCTTTCAGGTTGCTTAAATGGTGTTTGAATAATT